GTAAAAAGCCCCTCAACATCCTCGGCTAAATCAACTATTTCATCACCCATCTCCTGCAAATACCCTGCCGTGAGCCGTACCTCCACCGCAGCCCCGCTTTGGTGAGCCGCGGCGGTTGTGCCTTCTTGCCCACGGAGGATGTTAGACAGGGTGTTGTTGCTTGTGTTCTTCGCCCCAACCTCGATTATTTCATCATCGATGGAGCACCGGAAAGGCACATCCGGCAAGGCGGCGGCATTTGCCACGCTTGCCGTTGTTGCCCCTGCCGTCATGTTTGCGGTTAGGGTGGTGGAGCAGTTGTTTTTTAGATTAAGCCTTGGCATTTACATCAACTCCCTTTGCCGTGTTTTACGATGCCGCGGCAATAACCGCTTCCACCTTGATGTCCACCGTAGTATCATTTACGGGGTCTACTTCGTCATCAGTTGCTTTTGCCTTAACATAGAATAGCTTATTCGTTGACCCTACCTCGGTAGATATAGTAATACCGCTACCATACGTCTGCCATGTCGTGCCGTCTGTCGATAATGCCCATTTTTCCTTCGTTGTGCCAACGGGGGTTATGGTGATATTGCCTATGGTTTTGTAGCCTGTGTCACACCGTATCGCCAATGGTATAGCGGAGCTTTCTTCGTTATTTGTGGCGTTAAGTGGGCCTATCTCGACTGGTGTTAGCCCCGTCCCCTCGGACACAAGCACACCATCTGTCCCGCCCTCTGTGGGGTTGTTTTTGTAGATGTGGTAATGGTTTGCCATAATAAATCACACTCCTTACTACTGTGAATAAAACAGATATTTTGTACGAAAAACTCTGAAACTCTGCACGACTAAAGTCGGCAGGTTCTAATGTACTTACTAACTTCTTATATAGACCAAAATCTATATACACTAATTAATTTCCATTAGACTTTTACTATCAAAGACTGCAACCAATCCATTAGCGATAGCATAAGGCTCGTTTCAAAACCCTTTTATTTAAATTACATTTTTAAGTGTCAAGTATCTAATTAAGCCTTCATCCCAGTGACTGAAGTCATGGGCTTTCGGTTAAGTCTTTGTAAAAAAAATAAATGAATATATTGATTTAGCAATATTGTTCATTTATTTTAGATAAAAAAGGGACGGAAAGCCCATCCCATATATTTATATTGTATTTTTATGCAGATAGCGGAATACGAAGGTATTTTCCAACGACCGTAGAAGTTGTTGGTTTAGCAATCTTTAATTTCAAATTCTGTGTAGACGCTTGTTTTTCGGAAGATGTATTAATTTGGAAACTACCATTTGGAAGTGCATTAGTAAATTGATACTGAATCTCATATTGATTAGCTTCATTTTCATCAGTTTCAAATGTAGACAATACTAAAGTTACACCTTTTGCAAATTTATCTGATTCAAAAGTTAATACTTGTGTTGTTTCTGGAGTATTATATTTATACGTTCTTACTTCATATTTTTCCCCTACTTCTCCATCAATAATTGTAACCTCTTTCCCAGTAATTGTATAGTCCGTAGTTACAATAAGTTCTTTACCGTTTTCATCAAAAATCGTTAATCCACTCTCTGACACTAATGGAGTGTTATCTAAACTAAAACCTATAGCTGTTCCAAAGTCTACGCAAGTATACCATTTAGGCATTGCATACGCAACATCCGCCCCCGTAGTTATACTTGTACCAAGCTGTTTTGCAATCCATTCGGGATTCCATTCAACATCTGTTAAATCAACATTAATGTCACGCTGAACGTGAAGAGTAGCTTGAAGTGCATTACCTTTACCGGCTCTAACTTCTACCTCAGATACGGCAACGTCAATATTAGCACTCTGTAAAGTAGTAGAACCAGCAACAGAGCCGTCTATATTATCAATCATTACCGCATCAAATACATCACATACTAATTTTTTACCCACGTTATTACCTCCTTTTAAAATTATGGTCAAATGTGTACATACACGTGTATTTATGCACACAACCAATATATTTTGTGAAATCTCCATAATAATTTTAGAGATTTAATACCATATCTTTTTAATATTTGTCCATCTAATGTTGTGATATTACATTGTTTCTTTTCTGGATACAATGCGGTTATCCATCCAACATATGTTTCTCCATTTTTCTTTGTGTATTTTACTAAATCTCTGTGCTTAAAACCTTTAACTTCACTGTGTTTTGCTTTACTTTTTCTTCTCATTGGTCTTATTGCCCATTCTTTAATATCACAATTATCTGGTTTTAATCCAGTAATTACAATGGCATCATTAGAATGCGATTTTTCAATGTCCCAATCAATTCTTTTATTTACAGTTTCACTTCCAATTGTTAAGCTTAATGGAGCAATATTATTTAATTCTTGTCTTAAATATGTTTTGCCTTGCATTACATGTTGTGCATCAGAGAAATTAATATTTTTACCTTTTATCATTTCTTGGTATTTTTTAATAAATTCTTCTTCTTTTCCTTTTGTTTTATCATGGCAATTACTACACAAAGTAATTAAATTGTATATTGAATCATTTCCACTTAATCTGCGTGGAATTATATGATGAGCCTCTAATATACAATCACGTTTTCCACATTCCTGACAAATATATTTATCACGCATTAATGTTGCTATTCTCAAATTTTCATCTAATCTATTGCTTTTTTGATATTGCCATTTATATAATTTTCCATCTTGTAATGCACGTATATTAATTTGCACATCCTCAAGAATTATTTTATTAATCTTGCACAATTTGTTTAGTCTATTAATAACTCTTAAAATTGCATCTTTCTTTTGCCTAATAGTTGGAGCAATTCTGCCTATACATTTAGACGAAGCACGATTATCAAACCTAACTTTTCTATATCGTTTATGTTGTCTATGATATCGTCTATAACCACGCCTTACCTCCATCAAATGTTTTACATCTTGTCTTTGTTCTATAGTGCCTTTAAATACTACTTTGTTTTTTGTTTTACATTTTTGAACAATAGCTATTCCAACATGTTTTGAACCATCATCAATACCAACAATAAATTCAGATTCATCTTCTTCATCTTTAACTTCTTTTTTTAGTTGAATAACCATAGGATATTTGCTTACTAATGTTGCTTTTTGCTTTCTAATTAAATACCAACCCTTATTAGTTTTAGTAGGACTTAATTGTTTACCATTGCAATCTAATACAAAACAATATTCGGTCATTTCTGACCAACCTCACTTTCGTAGAATTTTCCTTCTTGCCTATGACAATAGATAGTATATATATTTTTGGTGTTTGACTTCAGGACATTAGAAGTCGGTCATCCTCAATATTCATAGAGCTTCAGACTGAAGGTTACATCCGAAGGTATGTCTTTAACTATTCTATAATCGTAGTTCATCCTGCAATATACTTTCATATAATGCAGTCACTTAGGCTTGAAACCAATTAATAATCCACAAACATTAGGCTATGTGTCCACTAATGTCTATGTTTGTCTATAATACAGACAATTGTTAATTAGTCCTTATTTTCCTATTGCTTTATTTAAACCATCTAATTTGTCTGCACTTACAAACAAATCATCATATGGATTGTGATATAAATCTAAACTTTCTGCGAAATCTTGTAATTTCAAATCTTTTGCACCAGCACATAAAAAATGAACACTAGCATCGTATTCAACTATTTTTCTCAATCTATAAAAATCAGAATAAAGCTGATAAATTGTGTAATATTGCAAGTCACTATAATGCTTTCCACAAGAAACCGAAACAGTAGTAACTATATCCTCAAGAGTAATCTTAGGTGCTGTTTTTTGTTTTGCTTTCAATGCTTTTTCTGCCCATTTTCTCATGCGATCTGTTTTATATATTTTTTGTTCAAAAAGCAAATTCTGTTTCATAATTGTAGTTCTTACAGCATCATAATTATCTACATTAATATAATTTTTCTTAACTACGCCATCTTCTTCATATTCACACTCAAACCAAGCATTATCATCTGATTCTACAAATTTAAAATCTTTACGGGCGACTAAAGAAAATAATTTTTCAAATTCCTTAATTAATTCTCTTTCATTTTTAAAGCCCAAATGTTCCGCAGACATAAATATTAAAAATAATAATGGATATGGATTTTTTTCAAAATGATTTTTCGATATATATAAGATACTTGAACATTGTTCAAATGCTTCATAATCAATTAATCTAATTGGGAAAATATCTCCAGCTTTATCTATATAATCAGGTTCAGCAAAAATATATTTCAAAGACAAAGCTACCTCAAACCTTTCATAGCTGAACTTTTTATTTTTATTAAAGCAGACAAGCAACCATAATTGCTTTTCTCTACTCTAAAACATCTAAAATCAGTAATTTTGGCTTCTTTAATTCCTGCAACTTTTTGTTGGTCAATTAATTGAGAAATCTCATCCATTATCCTAAACGGACGAATCAAACCTTGCCCATGTAATAACCATTTTGAGATAGGAATTAATATATCTAGTTCAAATGTGATGTTGCTGATGACATCTGAACGCAAATCACCAACGGCGGGATAGAAATACATTTTGATTTTTTCCTCTGTTTCAATTTCACCATCAAACATAGTTAATACAATGTGACCAGTTTCTATTAAGTTAGATTCCACGTCTGGTTGAGATAATGGGTCATTACCAAGATAATAAATATATTTTTTTATATTTTGATTATCTAGTATTAAACCAAGCAATTTGGTAAAATTATTTTCAATAAATGCAAATTTACGGCTTGTCTCCACTTATCACGCACCCCCTACCACAAAGCACTTGGCTTACTAGGAGTTGGAGTTGGTTCTTCTGTATCGTCTTCAATAATTTTAACCGCACTTTCTCCCACGTGATACTCAAATTTTATCACCAAGATTCCAGGTTCAATTGCATCGTTTATATCGACTACCTTCCAGTTTTGCAATCCTATTTTATAGACATCATTGCGTTCTACCAATTGGTTTATTTCATTATTTGAAATTCTACCCACAATAACAGTTGAAGGAATATTAGTAAATTTGTTTTCTTCAACTCCCAATTGATACAACCTCACGCCAGACTCTATACAAATAGGAACTTCATATAAAATATTATTTCTGTTTAATGTTATAGTAAACGCACACTCGTAAACTGTTCCACTTTGATATACGGGATTTGTCTTATCTACCTCAATACATAGCCACTTTTTATTATCAAAACTTAAAATATCTCCAGCATTTAATTCTTCATCTGGCATCATTAATATATTTTTAATGTATGGATATTTTCCACTGTTTACCTGCACATATGTACTAATATTTGAATCATTAATAAATGTTTCTTTGCAAGATGGACTGTTTTGAAAATTGTCCATTATATTGCTTTTCATTGCATTAATTTCCATATCTTTGGTATTAGTGCCGTTTATATATATTTTCTTTTCATATAAAGTCCAATTCGCCACAAATCCATCTCCTTTCTAAAATATTAATACAAAGCAGGGTTAAACCTCTTCCACTCAACGTCATCTTTATTCCCCGCCGCTGTACACCAATAGTAGTGCGGACTTACATAAATAATACTGTTTACTTCCATACAGGGTGTACCGTATTGCCCTCCACTAAGTTTTGTTAAACCATCGTCAAAAGAAGCTCCAGCAGTAGTTGTTTCTATTCCTACGGCATTACCATCAGTGCCTACAGATTTATATAAAATTGTGCAAGTATCTTTTTCCGTATCGTCCACCGCAGTTACAATAGCTGAATTTGCATTAATCGCCTTTGTGAGTTCCTGAATCGCTTTATCTGCCGTGAGTGTTTCGCCAACTACCACAGCAATATTCCCTGCTGTTACATTCGCGGCTTCTTCAACAAATTCATAATTCTCATCACCAATAGTAACTACTTCACCTGCTGTTATTCCAGCAGTAAAAGATAATGTTGCTGAAGCATACTTCGGATTCTGAGGCGCGGCATCACTAAACCACTTCTGCTTTAGATATAGCTCTTTATATTCCAAGATTTAATTTCCCCCTTTCTTAACTTCCTGAAACTCTGCACGACTAAAGTCGGCAGGTTCTAATGTACTTACTAACTTCTGTACCAACCCGGAAGTATAGTACCACTAATTAGTTTCCATTAGACTTTCACTATCAATTGTTCCTATGAACAAATTAACGATAGTACAAGGCTCGTTTCAAAACCCTTTTATTTAAATTACATTTTTAAGTGTCAAGTATCTAATTAAGCTTTCATCCCAGTGACTGAAGTCATGGGCTTTCGGATAAGACTTTGTAATTATATACCGAATATTGCATAATCATTGATGTTATTTCTTTTTCTAATTCCTGTGCTAATACAGTCAATCTTAATAAATGTTCCGCTTGGGATGTGAATTTCCAATCTTTGGTAGATAATCTTTGTTTTAATAAATTTAAATTATATATTTTATCATTCAACCAATACTTCCGCATTATAGTTGCTAATATTAACTTTTCTTCATCGGTTAAATCAACATTAAACTCACCAAAAGTTTCATCTCTATCATTTAAATCAGACTTACAACACTTAAACCTAGAAATAGCTTTTCTTCTCAAATTATTCAATATTTCTATTCTCTCATCTTCCGCATATTGCAAGATTGTATCATCCTGAATATCACTTAAAAACATATCGTCAATTTCAGAAAAGGGTGTACCCAATCGTATCACCCCCTTTATTTTATAAGTATGTCTAAATCAATATCCAATTTTTCTTCAATATAATTTTTAATTTTAATAGAATCCAATTCACCATTCTTGAGCATTTCAGCCGCTTGTTTTGCAACTGTTTCCTTTATTGCTTTAGGTAGATTATCAAATTTTCTTTTGAAAGATTCAAAGTTCAAACTTAAAATATCCTTAGTGTTATCTACTTCAAGAAGTCCCCTGTAATATTGATAAACATTAGCATATTTTAATATTTCAACTTCATCGTCTTCTACAATCCTAATCCACGGTTCGGTTACAAACCTTCTATCAGAATTTCGCAAATTGATAAATTCACCTAATTCCATGTAGTTTATATCGCCAGTTTTATCCCATTCAATCGTATAACCAATTTGACGCTTACTCTTGTAAATTAATTTACTTTGAGAAATATTCTTCACACAAATCATACGATTCAAGTCAGGTTTCCACGGCTCTTTTGTCTCCACTGGTTTTGAAACAACTTGCTCAATTTCATCAACTTGTTTTATTTCATCAACTTGCTCAATTTCATCAATTTGCTCAATTTTATCAACTTGTTTTATTTCATTAACTTTCTTTTTCCCAAAATTAGGATTCCCTCTTCCAGCCATAAACCAATCCCCTTTATTGTATAAATTTAATAGGGGAGACTAGCTCCCCACACATTAAGCAGAAATCTGATATTTCCCATACAGGTCAGTAATTACTACACCAGTACCATATTTAGTAGCGGAGAAGTAATCTTGAGTAAGATCAGCATTATTAAGCTCGTTACCTTGCAGGATTCTCACTTCACCTTCCGTTACAAATTTAACGGGTTTTTCGTCAGTCGTGACTACATAAATGTCATTCTCAGACAGTTTGAAGTTGTAAGTTCCAGCAGTATGAACTTGTTTAATTCTAACCATCGGAGTACCGTTGAACGAACCAAAGTAGCCCATCTTATAAATATCTTCTTGAGCAGTAGGCGAAACGATTGCCGTAGTAACCTTCCGTAATGCTTTTCTAGTACCAGCAATGATAGCTTGTTTACCAGAAGCGGCTTCAACGTGTTCAACGAGGTCAAGCAATGCATCTTCGTCAAACGAACCACTAGTAGTAAATCCAGTAGGCAGACTATCAAATGAGCCAATAAAAGCGTCATATACATCATCATTAATCTTTAATCTGAATGCTTCTTCCAGTTTCTCGATCATTTCGCCAAAATCTACACGACCAGAAAGCAAAAGAGATAGATGTTCATAAATCTTAATACCTTTCCAAGAGGTAGTAATACTAACTTCTGTTCCCCTGTCTATTCTCTGCCGTCTTAAAGCACTTGTGCCGTCTGCAATTTCAGATACGACAAGATTTGTTCTATCAGGGATATAAAAGCTATTCTTATCTCCCAATGCTAAGTTCTTATACTCAACAAATTGCTGGAAGAAATTATCATCAGGCAATCCTTCAAGAACAGTATTCTCTAAAATTTCTTCGATAATTTCAAACATCTCTACTTTATTTCTACGGAAAGATTTGAAATCTAATTTAGTACCACCATTAATTTCAATAAGGGCATTCCGCAAAACATCAGAAGCATCACTTGTAGAATAATTCTGATGGTTAAATCTATTCCTATAAATATCTTTTGCTAGTTGTACTAATTTTACTTTATCACTCATCTTATTTATCACTCCTTTATATTATAATTTTGTATTAGTGAACTTTAACCATTTCGATTACGTTCAAATATGTGTCTTTCTTATATAATTCTCTAGCTATAATTTTGCCATAGAAAACTTCATTTTTATCAATTGAAGCTACTTCTGTCCATTTAGTACCTGTATCAGAAGGTGTTACATAAGAACCTACGGCTGGAATATCATCTGTATCATCAATAGGTGTAATGCATTCATCAGAAATACTAATGGCATCTCCCACTTCAAGTTTAAGCAAAGTAATGTTTGCACCAGCTTCGTTTACGAATTGGTCTAATGCACCACCAGCAGTTGACTCCTCGCTGTAAATTAATTCAGGACTTGCGACCACATATAAATCAGAAGCAGTCACAGCCCCAGGCGCAACAACCTTCCAAACTTCTCTTTCCCCATCAACAAGGCTGTCTAACTTAACTAAGTTACCGTTCTCAATTTGAGTAGCGGTTGTTCCGACATAATACCTCCCACTTTTAATAGCACCAGTTTTTGTAGCCATCACTCTGTCAGTACGAATAACGCCATATTTTGCCATATTTCAAATTCCTCCTTTAATTTTCAATAATTATTTTTTGTTTTTATATTTTTCAAACAAATCATCATATTTACCAACTGATTCTTCGTTCTTCTTAGAAAACCCAAGTTTCACTTTATCATTCTTACTAGACTTCTCTGAAAATTTGAAACTAACATTATTTTTGACAATAATAAAAGCAATCTCTTTTTCAAGTTGCTCTAAGGTAAACTCAGATGCTTTTTGTTTTAATAATTCAAACTCTTCAATGCCTTCTAGTTCTATAAACCTTGAGAAAATTTCTTCTTCTGCTTGCTTGCGTTCTTCGGCTAGTTTGATAGATTTGAATTCTTTGAGTGAAACTACTTCTGCTTCAAGTTGAGAATAATTACTTCTCATTTTATCAAGGGCTTCTTTTTCTTCTTTTGTTAATCTCTCTTGGAAAAGTTGAATTCTTTCACCTTCAAAAGATACATTATCTCCGTCCTTCTTGTAGGCTTGACGATATATTTTTGTTCCATCCCAATTTTCATATTCAAATTTGTCATCGTAAACTCTGTCAATGAAATACCATTCATTATCTTCCGATTCAATAGGAGATAATAATTGATATAATGCGTATCTTATTTCTTCGTGTGAAAGTTCAAATGATTTTACAAATTTTTCTGGTTTCTTGTTTTCATCAGAATTGCTTTCTTTGCTATACAATTCTTCTAATTTAGATTTAATGTCTTCAAAAGATAATCCTTCAACACTAAAAGGCATATTATCTTGTGTTAGATTGTATTCTTTAAGCAATTCAACTACTTTTTCATCCACGCCACTACCTCCTTTTTCGTTTGTTTTTATATTATAATTTGCAAGAGCTTCTTTTAACTCTTCCATCATTATAATCAACTTTTCTTTTGAATCTTCACTGAAAGTTTCAGTTGTGGCTAAAGCATTTTCCATTCCAGTACCATAATTTTTATTTAAGAAAGTAATGCCTTTATATCTATAATCGGTAATATTAAACACTTTCTCTTTTGCATCATAGGAATATCCATCCACTAAGATTTCCATTGATAATTTAATATCTTTATCTCTTTCAATAATGTCTTGGGCATAATTGGAATAATCTTTCCATACATATGCATCGCAATAAGTATAATTTTTCCCATTAAACTCTTTAATTTCATGATTGCAATTTTCTGGTACTACTCCAATAGGAGTTTCTTTATAAATAATCCTATATTCGCCTTCTTTAGTTTTATCTTCTTCAATATCAAAATCATGCCCCCCGAATTGTGGATTACCATCTTCATCAAAAATCACATTAGCTAATATAGGAATATTTTTTATTGAATCCTTAGCTTCTTCCATACCTTCTACTTTAAAAAAAGATTTATTGGGATTGACACCATCATGACATACTCTCAAACGCATTTTTATAAATTTTTCAGAATCAAAAGAATCATCAATTTCATATGTAGTAGCAAGGGACAGATATTTAAGGTCTTCTATGTCCAAATAATTCACCACCTTTCTTAAATGAATAATGTGTTACTAAACATAAATTGATTTCTATCTAATTGGTTAAAGTCAAAAGTTAATTTAGCATTATTTTCAAATATTGATAAATTATCATTTTCGCTAATTAATTTAAACCCACTTTGTATTAATTTATTTTTCAATTCAGGACTAAAACAATGTATGAATTTCACAAAATTATCCCCCCAAATCTATTTCCTATTATCAGGATTATTATCATCTCTCTCAATAGTTCCCTCTGAACTTGGCTGTAATTCCCCTTCAGACTTCTTTGGTCTTCCTCCCCCATCTCTACTACTCATTGTATGACTTGATTGTAATGGAATAAAATTATCAGTTATATTAAGCACATCATTCTCCAATATTAATGAATTCATCACATCAGAAGGAGTCATCCCTAAAGATGCACAATACAAAAGTTTGCATGGCACACCTAATGTAGTGGCTTCTTTATATGAATTTATTACTTCATCCCTGTTATATTTAGTAATATCTAAGAAAGTAACTTTAAAATTCACTTTCTTTATTTCATCTTTTAGCTTACGGTTCAACCATCTTTCAAACTGGCGAACAATTTTAAATACCATTGCTTCATCATTAATAATAGCTTTGGTTAATGCCGCACCAGTAGCTTTATCACTATTAAAAATTGTCTTAGGAATACCAGCAGCATTATAAAGAGAATTTTCAGCAAGTGTTACTGTATCTAAATCGCCTTCTTTCTTTTTTAAATTAACTGGCTCGATAGAATCAAATGGCGATAAAACGCTCCCAATTCCTGGATGTAAGTTATTTTGCATTAACTCATAAAATTCAATAGCTTTATCTAAACTAAGAGCAAAAGCATTTTCCTTACTAGTATCTTTCTGATAAGGCATTTTAGCAATTAAAAGTAAATAATTTTCCAATTCCGTCTTTGATAATTGAAGGTCTTTATAATCATATAGAGAATATATTTCTTCAAAAATACCAGCTAGTGGCGGAATAGAATAATCTGTATCAGATATTTTTATACATATAGTTTTCTTAGAATCAAGTTCTTGCCACTTGTATTTTTTAGAACTTTGTTTATATAATTTATATTTTTGCTGAAATTCATCAGAAAATCTTTCTAACTGCTCTGGATTTTTATCAAAGTATTGAAAATTAAAGGAATAATTTAGCGCACCATCCTCAATTGAGCTTATTGCACAATAATCAGGGTCTAATATATCTATAAAATATGAGTTCTTTGTTGAATATTCATATCCATAAACAACATCATCGACCCATGCCCTTGAAAGTAATCTTAAAAATTCATGTTTTATATTCATTATTTCCAATAGATTAATTGTTTCTATGTATTTTTTCAAAACAATATCTTTATTCTTTATACTATAATCAGTCTGATTATACATATTAACCACATAATCAAATGTTGGAATTGTGGCGAAATAATCAATAATCCTTTTGTAATGAGATGAGCTATGTAATAAAAACCTAGATAAATCCCTTAACTTTTTTTCATATCTTAAAGGATTTTCTAACCAATCCATTACATCTGTTTTTTTAAATTTTCTATTAAAAGTTGAGTTTGCTTGTTTATTATCATTTAAATCTCTACGAATTAACTTTGCTAAATTTGCAAACATTAACTTTTCAAAGTCAATCTGTTTATTTTCTTGTTTTTTATTAATTACTATAGTTTCAACTTTAGTCTCTGTCACTTTTTACTTTCTCACCACCTTTACCGTTTCCTTAATTGGGGTTGACGAAATCTAAACATATTTTGTATATTTAAATTATTATTTGTTGGTTTTATTAAATCTCTCTCTAATATGGAAGCAAAATAATTTCCATAAGAACAACTTGTATATCTATCTTTTCTAGCTGTTCCAACTGCTTCTAATTTTATATTTCCACCTACAATACTGTACTCTAAGTTGATAGTTTCATTAACCAATAACTCTGTCTGTATATATGGTTCTATATACCACGTTTTTAAATATACATCCATAGATTCCGAATATTCTTTATTATTTTTAATTAAATATGCTTCAGCTTCATTATCATTGACAAGAAAATTAATCATACCACGTTGCAATTTATCTCTAAAATCAACCGCAATATCACTATTTAATTTAGAACTAGCTAATATAGGATAAATAACTGGGATTGCATTTACACCTAATGTTTTCTCTTTTAATTCTTCAAGTAAATCTTTAGATAAAGATTTATGTTCATACACTGTAAGAGGGGGATATTCAATTCCTCGTTCTTCATCCTTTGTTACAATAGCTAATTGCTCAAATATTGCTATGCCCGTATTTTGAAGATCAAGTACAATATAATCAGATTCAAAATCATAATAAATTTGTTTTATTCTTAATGCTTGTTTCCCTGTATGTTCTCCTTGGTGACTTTCTAAATATACTACTTCTCTTAAAAATCCTTTGGCGGTAGGAATTAACCTAATACAAGAAATAATTGTATTATCATTCACATTTCCTTTTCTAGTCGCTATATCTACTGATACTAATCTAATTTCACCGTCAACTCTTTTTATATTATAAGGATTCTTTTTTTTATCTAATATATCATTTCTTAATGGATAAAACGCCTTCTTTATATTCCTATTCTTCCTAAACATATCTAATTTAAAATAAGAATTACTATTTTCACCAAAAGGAATATTCTCATATTCCTCCATAAAAGTTATTTCATCCATAGTAGCTCGTTCTTTTTGAATTTGCTTTTTAGTTTTTATTCCATGTTTTATTGCTATCAAATAATCAAAAGCAATAAAGCCAGCACTTATCCCTTCTAGCATCATTTTTATAGTAGCTATAGTTTCCTGATACCACCATAACCCCTTATGATAAGCAGAAGAAATTAATATTTGCCTAGGTTCTTCTATTAAATGGCTATATTTTGGATTTTTCAAATATGGTGTCTGTCTAGCATACGCAAAAGGTTTCACTATACTATCAAATTTTTGCTTATCCATTATGCGAAATTCTTCACCAATGGTAAAGGTGCTTCTCTCGCCTCTCCCTGTTTCGCTACAAGCAACAACTTTTATAGTAGTTCCATTCTGCAAAACACACACGCATTTATTTTGCGAATCTGTATATTCTTTTATTTCTCTAGCTATATTAGAATGGTCATCTCTCAAACGAGCAATTTTCCCAAAAATTATAGCGGCCTGTTTTTGAGTAGATGCTACCACTACAATTTCACTATTAGGATATAAAACTCCCCTAGCTAATGCAAATAATGCAATAAGCCAAGATTTAGCACTTGCTCTACTAGCAATAGTTATAAATGTTTCAGAAATACTCATAAAATACAACCATAAGATTTGATACAAATATAACTGTACTCCAAAATAATGCTGAACAAACCTATGGATGTTTCTTCGATAATATGTAGTCCAGTCTATAATGTTTTTTTTCCATTTTTCTGTTATTTTTTTTTCTTTTATCATTACTTTGGGAGCTTTTGATTGGTCTGCATGACCAGCATACTTACGAAAATTATTTTCAAATTTACTGTAACTACCCATTGTCAACATCCTCATTTACGTCATCTACTAACTGGGCATCTATATTATCATTTACTTGAAAATCTCTATTGCCAGTGATAAAATTTCTTATAGGTCTCACAATATAATTTTGAATATACGGTATAAAGCCATCCATGTCTTTATATTTTTCTTGTTGGTCGTGCCATTCCGCAGGTGTAAATTGTTCTATTTCTTTAACCCAAACACCAAAAGTATCAAGAGATTTGCCCGCACTTGCAATATTAGCTTTAGCTGGATCAACGGAAGCTGTTTTCATTAAATCTTGCAGTTCTTTTAATAAACCACCAACAGACTTTCCTTCTTCTCTAGTTTTGCGAATCTCCAATACTTTGACACATATTTCTTTTAAAAGAGTTATTTCCGCTTGATTATCACACTTATGAGTTTGTTTCCAGTTGGATAATTCTTTTTCTAAAAATACATAATCATCAAAAGTAAATCCTCTTCCCCAAAACAAAACCAATTCATCATCAATATCCCCTTTATCTTCAACTTCTTCAAATAAAGTTAAATCATCACTATCTTTATATCTAAATGAATCAATCCCTGCATTATTTTTCCCAGTAGAGCCTAATTTACTTTTATAATATCCAAAAACAGCATTAGCTTTTTTACCTTTACTAATTAAATTTTCAATATGAGATTGTGTTTGTCTTAATGCTTCTTGATTAAAACAAATATCTAAATCCCTACAAGTGTATTTTAGTGCTATTTCCACATTATTGTATATTGTGAAGTAATGACTATATAAATCTGCACAACAATCTTTGCACACACTAAGGAATCCATTAGTATCAATCATGGGATTTGTAGTTTCATAAAAATTAGATAATGCTTTTGATTTTTGACATTTTCTACAGTATCCATCTCCAGATACCACTTTTGGTTTTCTGGTTTTTTTAACTAACTTTGGCATCTGGTTAATTCACTTCCTTTACATTGAAATTTTCAGCACACAAAAATACCTACCGCCAAATACGATAGGCACTATCTATGCTGAAATTATATATGACCCCGTTATTCTCGGAGGACAAACATACTATCTTTCCACTAATTTTTTCACTTAATCACAGTGTTAATTACATTAGTAATCCCTAAATCCTTATTGATAATGAACGCCTGATTTTTCTTGTCTGACTGAACATACCCATTATTATTACTCCATCTTGACCAACCAGAAATAGTAGGGAGTCTCATTATCTCCAAATAACCCTGTTTATCATAAATCATTTGCTGGTGTAAATGAGCCAACATCCATATCATATGATTACAGTCACTCCATTTATTTTTAGCTTCCGAAGTGAATATTTTCAATGCATCTTTAACTTTAATATCATGCGAAAATCCTAATAATGTTTTACCATATTTATAATATTTTCTCGGTAGGGGAGAACTATCTACCTTGACATTCTTATCATTCCTAAACCACGCATTGACTATCTGCATAATACCATACATAGTGTGTAAATCATGATTGGAAGGCACATATAGCACATCCACAGGAGCAATAGTACCTAATATTGATACACCATCAACAATCAATTGAGTCACATTATTAATAATGTTAAACCATGCCGTATTATTATCCTGTGGTGTCCCTTTTGTAGTAGTCCCATTTATATTATCTGCATTCACAAAATCATTCCCCACCACAAACAATACCTTCTCAAAGCGTTCGTGCATTGTTCTTTCCACAACATCATTTAGCACATGATAATAATACTCTTTTGCAATCTCAGTATTGTAATTATTACCTGTAGAATATTCATCTGCCAACAGATTATAATGAAAATCAGCTATAGGTAAAACCAAAATGTTACCACTATCATCACATCTTTTAGGAATAATATTTATTTTATCAGAGTAATCAATCCTTATGTTATTTATAATCCTTTGGATATCTTCTTCATTCCATAAATATTCACTTCTAGGTTTAACCGTAATTTTACTAGAATATAATGTCTGCACTCCATCTTGTTTGCTATATGAATTCCATATATTATTTCTAGCGGATACTAACTCCCATTGCAAAATATCATATCCGTGTGCTTTTAAAAGATAATCCACATCCTTCGCATCTTCTTCAGACATTCGTATAAGCCTATCGCTGGTTTGTGTATTATCTTTGCCAATTTCTATAGTTGTTTTATATGTATTTTCTATATTTTCCTCATTATTTCCATTGTCTTTTGAAGGTAATTTATTTAATTTTTTTAATTCTTTTTTCACAAAACATCTGAAACCTTCACCAGATTTAAAAGGGTGTCCGTATTTCTTATTGAGGGAGTCCCATGTTTCACTAGGAAATTTACCACCTCTAAATTGTATTCCTATATCTAAGAGTTTTTCTTTATCCATAAACTCCTCCATATTAAAATTAAAAATATTGATAAAGTGCATTTGCACAATTATCCAAAAAATTACATTTGTTTGAGTATTTCCGCCATATTATCTATGACATAGTATTTTTTACGTTTACCTTTACTTTTTTTACGGCTTGTTACCGTTAAATCAACATATTTACCGTTTTTTAATTCAATATAATTATTTTTAATAAGCCAATCTTTTTCACGTTTTGATACTTCAATCAAGGGAAAGTTAATGCTCCTTTGTGTAAATTTTAATTGACCACTCGACCAATGGCGCAAATGATTATTGT